TCCGAAAGATCGTGCTTTGCGCGGCTCCGCAGACCGGCAAGACCGCCGCGGTCTACAACTGCACGGCCTATTCGGCCGACTACAATCCCGGCAGCACCCTGGTGGTCATGCCTGATGAGAATGCGGTCAAACGAATATACAAACGCCGCATCAAGCCGCTATTCGACAAGTCGCCCGGCTTGGCCCGGTTGAAAAGTGGAAATCCGAACGACTTCTCGGCCTCTGGAATCACCCTCAAGAATGGAGCCACCATCGACTTGGCCTGGGCCCATTCAGCCAGCGCCCTGGCCTCGCTGCCGATCAGGGATATCGTTCTCGACGAGACCGACAAATATCCCTCGTTTGTGGGAATGGAGGCCGATCCGATCAGCTTGGCCGAAGTCAGGACGCGCACTTTCAAGTTCACCAGTAAGATATTTCATGTTTCCACCCCGACGATTGAAGCGAGTTTTGTTTGGACGGCACTTAATAATTGTCGTGAGATTAGAGACTACCACGTGCCCTGTCCCGAATGCGGCCTGTTCCAGACCCTGGAGTTCGAGAATATTAAATGGCCGGAGGACGAAAGGGATCCGGAGAAGATCGAGGATGAGAGCCTAGCCTGGTACGAATGTCCTCACTGCCGCGCTCATTGGTCGGATTTTGACCGGGACCGGGCCGTCAGGGCCGGGCAGTGGAAGCCCCGGGAGAGGGTCCACCGGCCCAGCTCGGTGGGATTTCACCTGCCGGCCTTCTATTCCCCGTTCGTCAGCCTCTCGGAATGCGCCGCCGAGTTCTTGAGGGCTAAGGCTGACAAAGCCAAGCTCAAGCATTTTTCCAACGCCATCGAGGCCAAGCCGTGGGTCGACTGGAGCGTCGAGCGCCATGAGGACCGCATCCTGGCCCTGCGGGACGAGCGGCCCCGGGGTTTAGTCCCCAAGGACGTGGCCGCCTTAACGGCCTTTGTCGACGTTCAGGACGTGGGATTCTGGTACGAGGTCCGGGCCTGGGGTTGGGGGCCTGAGTTGGAGAGCTGGCAGATAGCCGAGGGGTTCATCGAGACCTGGGCCGGAGTGGAGGAGGTCCTGTTCAAGGGCAGGTATGCCGACGCCGAGGGCAATCCGCACGTGGTCCGGTTCAAGCTTATCGACTCAGGCCACAAGACGGCCGAGGTTTATGACTTCTGCCGGCGGCATCCTGGGGCCTTCCCCTCCAAGGGTCAGCGGACCATGAACCGGCCCTGGCGAACCGAGAAGCTTGACGCATTCCCAGACGGCAGACCGATACCGGGCGGGCTGCTGCTCTATCACCTCAACACGACCTACCTCAAAGATCAGCTCGCCGGCAAACTGGAGATCAGCCCGGCTGATCCGGGCGCCTGGCACCTACACAGCGAGACCACCGAAAACTACGCGGCTCACATGTGCGCCGAGTTCAGGGACGAGCACGGAGTCTGGCAATGTCCGAGCCACAAGAGAAACGACCTCTGGGACTGCGGTGTGGGCAACCTGGCCGCGGCCGACATTCTGAGGATTCAATTCTGGCCCGGGCCGGGAGAGCAGCCGCCGCCGGCCAAACCGAAACGTAAAAAAGAGAGGATCAGAAAATGGTAGAGAGCAGCACGGCCTTGGTCGGAATGCAGGCCATCGCGGCCTACTTTAACCGCTCAGAAAGCACTGTTCTGCGGATGATCCGGCAATATCCCGACATACCCATCAAGAAAGTGATGGGGAATTGGGAGAGTGACCGTCATGTTCTGGACGAATGGCGGCGCAACTTGGTCAGCATGGGGAAAGACATGCCTCCAAAAGCCAAGCCTAAAAAGGCTGTCAACCGTAAAAACCAGTCATCTGCCCGTAAAAACCAGTCATCTGCCCGTAAAAACCTGTCAAAAGCCGTCATGCCCAAAATCAGGGGTTAGCCTGTGACCAACACAGAGGAGCGTCATGGGCTTTACTACCTGGCAAGACCTTTACGGCAAGATGCTGGACGATCTGGCCACGGGCAACTGGCGGGTCGCCAGCTATCGCATCGGCAAACGGGAGACTCAGTATCGAACATTCGCTGAATTCAAGGCGGCCCTGGAATACGTCAAACAGCAGGCTGCGGTCGAGACCGGAACCGCAACCGGCCGAACCTACGCCGCACAGGGCGGGAGGGGCCGGTGAACGCCCTGGACAAATTGGGCTCCGCCTTGGACCGGGCCATAGGCCTCTTCGCCCCCGGCCAAGAAGTAAAGCGCCGTCTTCACCGTAAGGCCGCCGACCAACTCCGATACGCCGCCGCCAAGACAACCCGCCTGACCGGCTCCTGGCTGCCCGCCGACCAGGACGTCAACTCTCTCATCGCCAGCTCGTCTCCGGTCATCCGGGCCCGCGTCCGCCAACTGACCCGCGACTTTCCCTACTTCGCCGCCGCGGTCAACCGCCTGGTCGTCCTCCACGTAGGCCAGGGCATACCCTTCCAATCCAGGGTCAGGGGAACCGGCGGCAAGCTGGACAAGACAATCATCGACAGGATCGAGGACGCCTTTAAGCGTTGGGCCGATGAGGCGGACGTGGCCGGCAAACTCCATCTCAACGACATGATGCGCCTGGCCAAACGGCAGGATCTGGAGGCCGGCGAGTTCCTGGTGGTCAAAGTGCGTGACCGACGGCCAGGCCGGTTTCTGCCCCTGGCCCTTCAGATGGTCGAGGCCGACTGGCTGACCGACATCGGGGTCAACCCGAACAAGAACAACAAACTCTCCCAGGGCATAGAGTACGACCCTCAAAACGGGCGGGTGGCCGCCTACCATCTGGCCGACCCTGAGCACTACGGCCAGACTAAACGGATCGGGGCCCGGGATGTGATCCACGGCTTCGAGGTTGTGCGTCCCGGACAGCTTAGGGGAGTCTCACCGTTCGCCCCGGCGGTTTTGTTGGCCCACGACCTGGGCGACTACATGGACGCCGAGATCGACGCGGCCAAAATGGCGGCCAAGTGGCTGGCCTTTGTCGAAACGGCCAACCCCGCCGGGTTCCAGGGCGTCAGGACCGAGATCAGCGAGACCGGCAAGAAAATCGAAGAGCTGGAAAACGCAATCATCGAATACCTGCTGCCCGGCGAGGAGGTCAAGCTCAGCTCTCACAAACGGCCCGGCGATTCCTTTGAACCCTTTGTCAAGCTGCTCCTGCGGATGATCGCGGTCACGGTCGGCATCTCGTACGAGCTGCTGTCCGGAGACTACGTCGGGATCAACTACTCCAACCTGCGCGGCATCCGGAACGACGTCATTCAGCAGACCAAGCCCGGTTTTGATCGCCACGTCCGGCAGTTCTGTCGGCCCGTCTTTGAAGCCTTCATGGACGAAGCGGTGATGAACAACAAACTGGATTTGCCGGGATACTTCCGCGACCGGGAAAGATACTTGCGCTGCGCCTGGATTTGGCCGGGCATGGAGAGCCCGGATCCGCTCCGGGAATCCAAGGCCAACATTGAGCAGGTCAAGAACGGTCTTCGCTCCCCTCAGGAGATTGCCGCGGCCAGGGGCCGGGACCTGGAGGAAATTTACGATGAGATCGCCGAGGCCGAGCGGCTGGCCGAAGAAAAGGGCTTGAAATTTGAGAAAACCAGCACCGCTCTGGCCCAGAACCCCGCCAGCTTAGGAGCATCGGAATGACCAAGCTGCAAACCAGAAACAAGCCGCAAGAAGACCTCCAGACCAGAAAGGTGGCCCTGGCGCTGCCCAAGGGCGGCCCGGCCACCCTGGACGAAGAGACCAGGTCGGTGGAGGTGGTGGCCGCCACTGAGCAGCCGGTGGAAGTTTACGACTGGAACCGAGGGCTTGTCCGGGAAGTGCTGCTGATGGCTGCCCTGGAGGGACCGCCTGAACAGGTTCCTCTCTTGGACGCCCACAGCCGCTTTGCCACCAACGACCTCCTGGGCTCCGCCCGCGGCTTCAGGATCGAGGGCGACAAGCTCATCACCCGGGCCCATAGGATACCGCGTCCATAAATCGGTCTGGATTGATAAGGGGACCACCGCCGAGGTCATGGGCCGGGAGTTTAGGGGGCCGCTCAAAGTGGTCACCCAGTGGAGCATCGGAGAACTGTCAGTCACCCCAATCGGGGCTGACAAAGAGGCAAAAGCGCGGGCCGAGGCCCGTTCCCAGGAAGGGAAACAAAAAAAGGAGGATGTTATGGAGCCAAAACTCAGGGCTTTCCTGGAGAAGCGAGGCCTGGCCAAGGACGCGACCGAGGAGCAGGCCTGGGAGTTCTTGGAGAGCATGGACATCAAACGCGGTCAGCCCGAGCCGG